ATCTTTGTCCGGCCATTTCTTTTTCATTGGCTACCTGACGCTCTTCAGTTTCAATCTCAACCTTCAGACCATCGACTTCCTTCTGGATCGCGTTATATTTCGTCAGTTCGTCGGTATTCAGGTTCCTACCCTCTTTTTCTGCGACGTCAAGATATTCAGTACGCGATTTCAGGATCAATGCGGCCCTTTTCTGCCGCAATTCATTGGTATTCTTAGGCATTTTAACCTCCTTTATTATATTTCTTTCTCCGCCAATTCCAGCCTTTGCCTCAAACAAGTGATGTTAATCGGCTTGTCAGATGTGGAGTGCCCGGAAGGCGGCTCCTCAGCGGAATATTTGGAGAATATTTCAATAGATTTTTTGATCATTTCACGATGTTCTTTGCTGATTTCCTGTCCTTTTGATTTTCGAAATAACGCCAAGGATAGAATGTCAATATTGATCCCTTCGGCCTCGAACAATCCGCGGGCGCTTACTGTTGTTGATTCATATGCCGGATATGTCACGGGAGATACATCATAGAGTTTTACTTCCAATAGTTCACGGACATCTCGCTCGACCTCAAGACCATCTGTATTTTTTACTTTTTCCGTGGTCCAATTATCTTTAATTGTCCGGAATGCAAAAGAGCATTGAGAGATGTCGCCGCGCTTGATTTGCTCGGCCAATCCGCGCGCCCATTCTATATCCGGATAATTTGTGCGGAAAAATAGGCCCTGTTTATCAACGGATAAATCCAGCGTACCGCTTTTATTCCGGCCCAAAACATAATTCGGGTCGTGATTGAATAATGCCCTGATATCCGATTCCTTGATGGTTTTTGTAAATGCGGATGACCTGACATATTCTGTGTACCAACCCATATCCGCCGGTGAATCAAACACAGATGCATAACCTTCTATTATCATTTTACCATCTTTTTCAGACGCCCTAAATTCAGCATTCGAAAGTATATGGCGTTCTTCTTTTTTATTTGGCATTTTGATTGCCTCCCGTAATATTTTTATTTATAACATTTTTAAAATAATCTTCAAGGAGCTTTGCGGGAATCATATTAAGAGGATCCAGATAGACATCCCCACCCTCTATTTTATTTTCATTTTCTTTTTCCAATATCTTATTAACCGATAACCAGCCGCCGAGCCGGCCGGTCTGATAGGCCCGGTACCGGCTTTCCAGGTCACCGCGCAGGATGCCGTCGACAAGGTGTTCTGTAAAATAACTATTTTGTTCGGCCGGAGTAAAAAGTTTATAATTATATTCCTGCTCAATATTGACGAGCCAGGGCCGGATTGTATAAATAATAAATTCAAGACTCTGTTGTTCAATATTATTGTTTGTAGATCTATCCAAATCATTAACTAAATGCGATTGGACCCGGAACATCCTGCAAATTTCATTTAACTGGAACTTCCGGCTTTCCAAAAATTGCGCTTCATTCGGAGGAATTCCGAGTTTTATAAAATCAAGGCCCTCTTCCAATATAGCGATCTTATGTGACTTTGTCAGGCCAGTATATTGTTCTTCCAAATTTTTTTTAAGACGTTTATGCGCCGGTTCCGACAATTTATTTGGAGTTTTAAAAAAACCTCCCATATTTGTCCCATTTCCATAAAATCGGGCGCCAAATTCCTCCTGTGCCAGGGACAATCCGATCGCCTCCTTCGCCATTCCGATCGGGGAAATACCCCGAACGCCGTCGAGAGTCATCATTTTCAAATGCAGAATTTCCCAGGGAGCAAAAAGCGCAAGCCCTCCATCTGGTTTTGTATAAAGATATTCCAGTTCCAGGGTCTTCATATTTCTTCGGATATCCATTTTAGAGGGTAGAAGAGGCCAGATTTCCGAGGGATAACCGGCATTATTAAAATCTATTTTCGCGAATGATTCTCCCCAAAGATTCATATGCGCCATTGCCATATTCCGCCAGGTATAGGAAGTGATCTCCGGGTTCGGCCGGTCTTTTAATAATTTATAAACCGGATGATTGCTGGCGCGGTCCTTCCCGGCGTCCGTTTTTTGATAGGTGATTAATGGAAGGGAGGCGACCGTCTCAGCCAAAACCCGGACACAGGCAAACACAGCGGACGCCCGCATTGCGGACAATTCCGTCACCCGAACGCCGGTTTTTGACGGATTGAACATATTTAAAAGCCATCCCAATGGCGATTGCAGGTTTGTTTCCGCCAGAGATTTTGATCTTTTAAATATTTTTGGCAAAAAAGACATAAATGCTCCCATATATATAACGTATTTTTTTATGGTATTTTCTCACTCGTGCCCCTAATCCCAAAATTTAAAGTAATTAAGTCGAAAAATCCCCGACTTTTAGAGCAAGGAAAAGAGGTAAAAACCTTGTTTTAAATATCAAATCCAAAAAATATCCTAAGATTTTATACAGTTTTGAGACCTCTTTTTTCATAAACAGAAATTGTCTGCCTGATCCAGGCATCCAGGGCCATAATAAAGGCGACGAGTCCGTCGATTTTATCTTTCGACTTGGCCTTATCCGGCTTGATATTCCCAGCCGGATCCATCTGGACGATTGCGTTATCGATCATCCAGGCCAGGACCGGGTTCCCGTCATGATGGATCCTTTTCTGCAGGATGAGAATTTCCGTTTCCTTGCTCGGGGTGGACATGCTCCGATACCCCTGGCCGAATCCGACCATGGTTATGCCTTCCTCCTGCAGGTTTGTTATAATTTGCGATGCGTTCCAGCGGTCGACATTGACCTGCTGGAGCCGGTGCTCCTTCTCGAAACGGATGATCACTCTTTCGATAAACTTTTGATCAATCGAATTACCTGGTGTCGGCGTGAGAAAGCCTTGTTTGACCCATTTATCATAATCGATACGGTCCTTCCTGCTGCGGATCTGTATTGTTTCTTCCGGGCACCAGAACTTGCAGTAGGGATAATAATGAGTTAGACCGTCGATTTCCTGCTGGAAAAGTGCGACGAAAGCGGTGATGTCGATCGTGGAGGCTAGGTCCAGTCCAGCATTACAGATCTCTCCCTTGAAAGTTTTCCAATCTAATTGAGGATCATAGCATTTTTTCCAATCCTCGATTGAGAGCCATTTGGAATGCGATGAAACCCACTGGTTCAATCGGAGTTGCCGGAATTTATTAATCTGAGATGGCCTCAGCATCGCTTGTTTGAAATCGGCGAGCATATCCTCCAGTTGTATGGTATGGTCAAGTGAGGGGTTTGCCTTGAACCAGTTTTTTTCATCTTTCCAGTCATCGTTTTCATCCATCTCAAAAATCATCGGGAGATATGTATTATCCTGGATTACTCCATTCTGGATCTGTTTTCCATAATTATATTCTTCGTAACAAATTGATAATTGATTGTCTCCTGCAGTTGTGATCATAAAAATGACGGGCTGTTTTCGAGCGGCGCCGACACCTACTGTCAGCACCTCATATTGTTCCTTCGGAACGACATGGAGTTCGTCGATTATCGAGCATTGAGGATTGATTCCATGTTTCGTTTTGACATCAGAGGAAAGTACTTTGTAAAAACTATCAGTCCTTAGGTATTTTATTCGCTTTGTCGACTCAAGTATTTTACTGATCTTCCGGAGTTTCCGGTTCATCCGGACCATTTTTATGGCTGTCCCATAAACGATTGAAGCCTGTTCTCTATCGCCGGCGGAAGAATATACCTCGGCGCCGGGTTCCCCATCGGCGAACATTGAATAGAGCGCGATCCCCGAGGCAAGTTCTGATTTGCCGTTTTTCTTTGCGATAAAAACAAATATTTTCCTGTATAATCTCAATCCATTTAGCCGGACAACCCCATAAATAATGCGGATCAGCTTTTCTTCCCAGGGAACAAATCCAAACGGCTTGCCATGCCAACTGCCGGTAGTATGATGCAGATAAGTTTTGAAAAACTTGATCGTCCGGTCGGCCTTCTTTTTATCGTACATTTTATGATGACATTTCGGGCAGGTATAATTTTCAGAAATATCGCAAACCTGCATTTTCATTATATCAATTTCATAAATATTTGAGCATTTTACGCACTGAATTTTCATTCTATTTCCTTATAATTCCGTATGATACAATTATTTATCCAGATCAGAAAAATCATCATTGTCATCATCACCGCCGGCGGCATTGGAATTGATACGTTTCCTGGCAGCAGGGGAGAGGCCAAGCCGGTCGGCGCAACTCCGGACTTCCTTCCAGGCTTCCCGGGCGATGGCAACCTCCGGCCTCGGTTGTTCCTGGCCGTTAGTTCCTTTGATCACCCATCCCTCATGCCTCAGATATTTTTCCGCCCTTGTCGCCCTGGCATAAGCAAGGCAAAAGTTAGTAAGGACAGCTATATCAATCTTTTCAATGCTGTCGCCCAATAACGGGATCGTGTCATTCCAATATCTGAGCTCCAGCGCTTTTTCTTTTATAATAGATGGGATTGAGATTTGCAGCATAAAAACTCCTTAAAAAAGGGTGTACCCCCCTAAAA